TGGTGGTGGTGCTGGTGGTGGTGGTACTGGTGCAGTTTTACAAGCAGTGTTGAATATTGCACCATCGGGTAAACAAAAACTAGAAGAATGTAACTTTTATGTTCTTACAGAAGATTATAACGTCTACAAGTGTTTAGATAATAACAACAATGCTAGATCTACATCAAAACCGCTAGGTACATCTACTTCTCCAATTTCCACAGCAGACGGGTATGTTTGGAAGTTTATGTATACTGTTCCTATTAACTTAAGAAGTAAATTCTTATCAGAAGAGCAAATGCCAGTTGTTTCTGCTTTGTCCAATCAGTTTTATTCTAATGGTGCCATGGATAGCATTATTATTAATAATAAAGGAACTGGATACACTACGGCAACTCTAACTGTTTCTGGTGACGGATACAGAGAAGAAGATCCAACATTTTTAACTAGTATTTCTGTTGCTTCTGGTGGTAATGGTTATATTAGTCCAACAGTAACATTTGGTGATCCTACTCTAAATGCTACGGCATTTATTGCAAATGCTGCAGTATTTTTAGGACAGAAGATATACAATTCTGTATTTGATTTTTATGAGGTTGTCACTCCTGGAACTATGTCTTCATCAGAGCCAACTCATAGACAGGGTACTGTTCAAAATAATACTGCTGCAGTAAAATACCTTGGTACTAGAGTTAAGGGTACTGTAAATACATCAAATACTACAGTTAGTGTAGGATCATTTACAGTTGGTGTTAAATATACGATTGCCACAATGGGTACTACTACCAGCACTCAATGGAATACAATTGCTGGAACTAGTGCAGTAACCTATATTGTTGGCAGTACCTTTACAGCTGCAATAGCAGGTACTGGTTTAGGTAATGGTTCAGCTACTACAAAATCTATTTCTAGCATAACATTATTAGGCGGTGTTAGAGAAATTAACATGACCAATGGTGGTTCTGGATATACTTCTGCGCCAGCAATTACATTTTCTGGTGGTGGCGGGTCTGGAGCAGTTGCTTCTTCTAAAATGAGTTCTGGATCAGTAATTTATTGTACTGTGTCAAATCAGGGTGATAATTACACAAGCGACCCAGCTGTTGTATTTGGCACTGAGTGGACTGCTTTATCAGCAGTATTAGTTGGTGAACAATATTTTTATTCTGGTAGATTATATACTGTATCTACTGCTGGTAATTTTGGATCTGGATTTCCAACTCATACATCTGGAACAGTAATAAACTCTGCAGCATTTGCATTTTCTACCGCATTAACTTTAAATAGTACTGTTTATGTTGCAAGTAGATTATATAAAGTTACTACTGCAGGAACGACTTCTGTTGGAACGACTCCAACACATACTACTGGAACCGTAACAAATGGAACTGCTGCGTTATTATATCTTGGGATTCCAGCTGCATTAACATACGCAGGTGTTCCAGCAACTGGTACAGTTACTCGTAGATTTGGGTCTGGTTATACTACTGCACCAAGTATTGCTATTACTGATGCAGCTCGAGCAGGAACTGCTACAGCAGAATTATCTTTCTTAACATCGAAATCAAACGCAAAACTTCTTCCAGTGCTTGATGCTGGACAAATAGTTTCTGTTATTGTTGAAAATCCAGGAATTGGGTATTCAACATCAACTATCACAGTTACAGGTGATGGAACAAATGCTGAAATAAAGGCAGATCATAATATTGGAACAATTCAATCTCTGCAAGCAAATAATGAAATTTTAACTTCACCTGGAACTATTAATGCTATAAAAATTATTTCTGGTGGTTATGGTTATGGTGTAGCTAACATTGCCATACAAGGTGATGGAATAGGTGCTACTGCTACAGCTACACTTGATTCTGCAACTGGAAAAATTAATAAAATTACTATTACAAATCCAGGACAAAATTATACTTTTGCCAATGTTGTTGTAACAGGTAATGGATATGGAGCCAACCTTAGAGCAATCCTACCTCCATTTGGTGGTCATGGAAAAAATGCCCCAAATGAATTGTTTGCAAGAACACTAATGTTTTATAGCAATGTATCAACTGACTTAAATCAGGGTGTTTCTGTAAATAATGACTATCGTCAGTTGGGTATTATTAAAAACCCAAATCAATATAACTCTGATCAAAGATTTCAAGGAACTATTGGTTCAGGATGTTTTATTGTGCAAGCGACAATTAATACTACTCAATTCCCAAGAGATACCGATGTGACAGTCACAAGAACTATTGATACTGTAGACTATGATAGAAGATATCGTGTAGTGGCATCATCAGCCAATAGTGCACTATTACAATCATTAGACAATGATATACCTCTAGTTAATGATACTTTTTCAAATGCTGATGGATATACTTTTAGCGTTACATCAGTGGGTTCTCCAACCATAGATAAATATTCTGGTCAGTTAATGTTTATTGATAACAAAGCTGGGTTCACACCTTCAGCTGACGAAACAGTTACTTTAAGAACAGTTATCAGATTCTAACATAAATAGATTAGAACCAACTAAAGAGAAAATTACGAATGGCACTCGACTTTAACACCGAACCGTATTACGACGATTTTAACGAATCAAAACGATTCTTAAAAATTCTTTATCGCCCAGGATATGCTGTCCAAGCACGAGAGTTAACTCAAATGCAGACTATTCTGCAAAACCAAATTTCTCGTTTTGGTGACCATGTATTCAAAGAAGGCTCCATGGTTATTCCAGGTGCTATCGGTATTGATACTAAAATTGGGTATGTTAAACTAGAAGCATCATATAGTGCTGTTCTAGCTGATACTATTGTAGATAAATTTGCTGGTTTAATTGTTGAAAATGCTGCTGGTGTACAAGCACAAGTTATTCATTATACTCTTTCTGCTGGCGCAGACTCTGCAGCATTATTCATTCGTTATTTAAATTCTGGTGATAACACTACAACAAAAACATTCTCTAATTCAGACATTCTAACAAATCTTGCTGGAACAAACTCTGCTGGTACTGAAATTACTGCTGGAACATATACAGTGCAGGCTGCAACATCTTCTGCAACTGGAATTGGTTCTCTTGCAACCATTCAACAAGGTGTATATTACATTAAAGGACATTTTGTTCTAGTCCCAGAACAAACAATTATCCTTGACAAATTTACAAATACACCATCTTACCGAATTGGTTTAGTTACTTCTGAGTCTATCGTTACTGCAGAAGAAGATGGAACTTTATTTGATAATGCTCAAAACTCATTCAACTATGCTGCTCCAGGTGCTCATCGTTATTACATCGACGCTGTATTAACTAAACTTGCAACAGATAGTATATTAGATACAGATTTCATTGAACTGCTTCGCACTAATACTGGGCAGACTCAAAAGATAGTTGATAAGTCAGAATACTCATATCTTGAAAAAGAATTTGCGCACAGAACATACGATGAGTCTGGTAACTACACAGTTAAGAATTTTGAAATTGATGTTCGTGAATATAGAAATAATAATCGTAGTGCTTGGGCATCAGGTCGTGTTTATTTAAATGGTGATGTTGTAACTAATGGTGGTTACATATATGTTGCAAAGAACAGTGGCACTTCTTCTAGCAGCACTCCACCAACGCATACTGCTGGTCTTGTTTATGACGGATCAGTTTCTGGTGTTGGTACTTCAGGTATTCAATGGGAATATAACGAAACTCCATACTACAATCGTGGTGTTTATACTCCAGGAACTTCAGAAAATCTTGGTACACAACAAGCCAATGAAGCGAAACTAGCGATTGGTTTAGAGCCAGGAAAAGCATATGTGCAAGGTTACGAGATTGAAAAACCTGCCACAGAATATGTAACAGTTCAGAAAGCCAGAGATTTTGTTTCAGTTGATAATGCCGTAATTCCTACCACAGTTGGTAACTATATTCTAGTAACTAATATCAATGGTGCTCCAGGAATCAACACACTAAAACAAGTAACTCTTTACAACAGAGTGACTGCATCAGTTGGAACTATTCCTTCTGGTGGTACTGCAGTTGGTACTGCTCGTGTTCGTTTTATGGAATACCATAATGGAACTATTGGTTCACAAAACGCTATTTACAAATTAGGTTTGTTTGATGTTCAAATGAATACTGGATATGATTTCAACAGAGATGTTAAATCAGTTTACCATGTTGGCTCTAGTAGCGATGTAAATTTAAACTTCACTGCTGATGTTGAAAGAACTACCGCAGTAGGTTCTGGAACACTAGTTCGTTTGATTGGCTCTGCGTCCGTTGCCGATACTTCTTCAACTGTTGTTGGTGCTGGAACTTCTTTCCAAACTGACCTTAAAGTTGGTGACTATATTTTCTTAGGAACTGCTTTAAGAAGAGTTACTGCAATCGCTTCTCAAATTTCTTTAACTGTTGATACTGCTTTTAGCCCAGCGATTGCTGGTGTAACTATTGACAGAGTTGAAACTCAACTTAAAGAACCAGAGTATACTTCTCTGTTGTTCCCATTCCCATATTATGCAATTAAAGAAATAAGCGATACAGTTTACACTGTATATGAAACCTTTACTAGTAGCGTATCTGCTGGTTCAATCTCTATTTCTACTGCATCTGGAACTATGGCTTCCGCTGCAGACCAAGATAACTATACTGTTATTGATACTGATGCTACCTCAGGTGGTGCTATTGTTGCAGCTTCTGTTTCTACATCAGGTGCCAACGCAACTATTACTGTTAGCACTGGTTTGAATGGTAGAACTGTATTTGTTATTGCTGCTGTTAATAAGAGTGGTGCATCATTAACTCAAAAGACAAAAACATTAGTACCAAGCGCAACTAAAACATTTACCACTGCAGCAACTGCTCAGTTAACTGAATTAAAACTTGGTAAGGGTGATGGGTATCGTTTGATTTCTGTTAAAATGAAATCTGGAACATTTGCATCTCCAGGTGCAACTTACTCTATCGATATTTCAGATCGTTTTATCTGGGATGATGGACAAAGATCTACTCACTATGATCAAGCAAGATTAATCCTTAAGAATTCATTTGCTCCACCAGAAGCACCTATTGAAGTAACATTTGATTACTTTACTCATGGAACTGGTGACTATTTTACTAAAGACTCATACCCAGCATCTATTCAGTATGGTGCTTTACCTTATTATCAAGGTACTGCCTTACGAGATGTTATTGACTTTAGACCAAAAATTGATGATGAAGGTACAGGATTCACTGGGACAAACCCTTCTGTAACATTACTACCAAAGCGTGGTATTGATATTCTAACAGACTTCGCATACTACCTTGCAAGAAAAACTAAAATCGCTGTAGACTTTGGCGGAACTTTCTTTGCGCTTGATGGTGTATCTTCTCTAAATCCAGGTGAGCCTTTAGATCCAACTCTTGGTCTCGTTCTTTATAACCTAACGCTAGAGCCATACACTTTCGGCACATTAAGTAACAATGTGCAAGTAAATAGAATTGATAACAAACGATACACAATGCGTGATATCGGTAAACTAGAAAAACGAATTGATAATCTAGAGTACTACACATCACTATCATTACTTGAACAACAAACAGAATCTTTAAATATTATAGACAGTAATGGTTTAGATAGATTTAAAAATGGATTTATCGTAGACAACTTTGCTGGACATAATACAGGTGATACAACATCACCTGATTACTTAAATTCAATTGATATGGAAAGAGCGGAACTCCGCCCATTCTATACAATGCAAAATGTAAACTTAATTGAAGCGGTTTCTTCTGATAGCGATCGTGCTGCAGCAAATTACAAATTGTATGGCGATGTCATTACATTACCTGTGACTAATCACCTGCCTATTATTACGCAAGCATATGCTTCTCGTTTAGAAAATATTAATCCATTTGCCGTATTTACATTCTTGGGTGATGTTAAAATTAATCCATCTTCAGATGATTGGTTTGAAACAGATCGTCGTCCAGACTTAGTTGTTGATGTTGAAGGTAACTTTAACACAATCAAAAATATTGCTGAAAAATCAGGTGTTCTTGGAACAGTTTGGAATGCATGGCAAACTCAGTGGACTGGTGCGCCAATTAGCACTGGTCGTGTAGTTTATACAGGTGGTACTAACTGGGCAGCTGGTCAAGGGCAAGTTAGAATTTCTGTTGATGAATTGCGTCGTCGTTTCGGACAAGGCAATAATGCAACGATCGATAATGCTCGTCAAGTTACTGTAGAAACAACAGCAACTCAAGTTGGTCAAAATAGAACAGGTATTAAAACTACTCTTGTTGAGAAAATTGATAGACAAGTTGTTGGCGATCGTGTTCTTTCAACTGCAGCTATTCCTTATATTCGTTCAAGAAACATTCTTGTTCAAATTCAAAAATTAAAACCAAATACTCGTTTCTATCCATTCTTCGATGGTATCGATATTTCTGCTTATTGCACACCCGCTTCTAAGATTGAGTATACTCCTTCTGGAGCCACTGCTGCTGCAAAATTAATAACTCATAATAAATTTGATACTGATACTAATGTTGGGTCAAATGCAACTGCAGCTTCTCGAAGAGTTGGTGGTGACTCACAGGTATGTTTAAATCGTGGTGATGTTATTACTGGTGGTACATCTGCTGCAACAGCAGTTGTTGTTGGTAAAGAATATAATCCCGATGCTGGAACTTATGCTTTATTCGTAGTGAATATTCAGGGAACATTTTCTACAAGTGAAACAATCACTGCATCAAATCCATTAGGATATGCTTCTGCAGCTGCTGGAACAGTTGGAACGATTACAACTAAGGCACTTGGTAGCACTTTAATCTCTAACTTTAATGGCGAGTTAAACTTACTATTCAATATTCCAAATAATGAATCATTAAGATTCCGTTGTGGTAGTCGTGAACTAAAACTTGTTGATGTAACAACTGCAAATGGAGCGTTCACTTCTCGTGCAAGAGCAAATTATCGTGCAGAGGGTATTCTTGAAACAAAACAAAGAACAGTACATGCAGTCCGTAATGCAGAACTAGCACAAGAGCCACTCGAAGATAACCAAGTTATTACTCAAACTTCTGATCGTGTTGTTGCTGATACTGGTTGGTGGGATCCTCTTGCTCAAACATTCTTAATCGAACAAAAGGGTGGTTGCTTCTTATCTAAAGTAGATATTTTCTTTGCATCTAAAGATACAGCAATTCCAGCCACACTAGAAATTCGTGAGGTAGTTAATGGATATCCAGGAAAACGAGTTTTACCGTTCTCTCGTGTTACATTAAAACCAGAATCTATAAACATTTCTGAGACTACAGTATTGTTAGATGGGGTAGATATACCTTCTTATAATACACCAACTACATTTACATTCCCAAGTCCAGTTTATGTTCAAGAAAATACTGAGTATGCTATTATTCTTGCGTCAGATTCAAATAACTATAAAGTTTGGATCTCACAAGTTGGTGACCAAGTGCCAGGAACTGCTCGTACTATTTCTGAGCAACCATATCTTGGTTCACTGTTTAAATCTCAAAATGCTTCTACATGGACAGCAGACCAAACTCAAGATTTGAAGTTTACCATTTATCGTTGTCAGTTTGCGACTGGTGTTAACTCTAATGTTGAGTACGAAAATGATGCTTTATCTCAAGTAACATTAGGTGTTAATCCTTTTGAAACTAGAACTGGTGTTGCTAAAGTTCGTGTGTGGCAACAGAATCATGGTATACCAGCTGGCTCTTATGTAACTATTAGTGGTGTTACTGCCAATGTGAATGGTATTGCCTTTGCAGGATTTAATACAACTCATACAATCAGTGATGTCGATTTAGACAGTTACTGTATCACTCTTGGTACAAATGCAACTTCATCTGGATATAGTGGTGGCTCTACAGTTAAGGCTACACGACATATTCAATATGATGCAGTTCAACCATTGGTACAACTACAATCATTCTCTGAAACTCCAATTAGTTTTGGTATTCAAGGCACTAGTGGTAAATCGGTTGATTCCACTACACAAGTGGCTTATGTTCAAGATGGAACTTATAGTGGTGTTCTTGCGAATGAAACTAACTATTTTGGATCTCCAAAAATGATCGCTTCTGAAATTAACGAAGCGGATGTTTCATTTGGATTAAGTGGTGACAAATCAGTTAAGTTTAATATCGTCATGAGCAGTTCAAATGACGCATTATCACCAATTATTGATACTCATAGAACAAGTTTGATTGCTATTGGAAATAAAGTTAATAATCCATCTGAGACCAACTTGAATGTGGCTAATTTAGATTACAGCGTATTAATAAACAATAGTCCTACAGTGACTATTAGTGGTAGTACTATTACAACACCAGCTGCAGCAGTAGCATCGCCAGCAACACTTTCTGGTGTTGCCATTGGTGGTACTGCTGGTCAGTTTACTTGTACTGCAACTACATTAGTAGTTGGTAGTAGAATTGTAATCACTGGTACGCTTGGCGGAACTGGAACTATTACTGGTTATACTACTGGTACAACATACCAAGTTTCTGCAATTACTGGTTCTGGTTCTTCTGTGACTGGGTTTACTTTACAAACCTCTTCTGGTTCTGCTATTGTTACTACTGCTGGCACACCAACTGGTTTAACATATACTGCATATATCGCACCTACACAAGATGCATTTAAAACTGCAACAGTTGGTAAGTATCTAACAATCGCTGGCGCAAGTTCTGGAACTAGCACTAAACTGATAACTGCAGTTGCAGCTGATGGTACTTCTATTACATTCGACTCTGCTCCAACAGCAGTTACTGGTAATGTTACATTGACTCAACGAGAAAGATTTACTGCTGAGAATGCTCCATCAGAAAGTTCTACATACAGTAAGTATGTGACTAAGAGAGTTAACCTAGCAGACCACTCTAATTACCTAAGAGTTAAATTTGCAGCTAATCTTCCAGCAGATGCTTCAATTGAAGTTTGGTATAAGACTAATATTGTTGGTTCTAATGTACCATTTGGAAATGCATCATATTCACAAATGACTATCGATAGCCCACTTGCTAATTCATCCAATCAAGAAGACCAATTCTATGATGCTTCTTATTCATTGGATGACTTGGTAGCGTTTGATGCTGTTCAAATTAAGATTGTTATGAAATCTTCTAATACGGCTCAAGTACCAAGAATCAAAGATCTTCGTGTACTGGCTTGCGTATAATGGAAGGTTTTGTTAAAATACAAAACAAGGATGGTCTCATAAGAGACCTATCCAGTGGTGCAGTGATAAATACAAATAGAACTGATCGTGAAAACTATTTGCAAAAACGAAACGCAACTAAAGAGTTAAATCAACAAATTAAACAAAACTCTGATAAAATTGAAAAGATTGAATCAGATGTAACAGAGATAAAAGAAATGCTCGCAATGCTTATTAAGGGTAAACAATAATGGCAACAATCGTACTTCGCAGTGTAAAAGGCAGTCCGCTAACTATTGCAGAGGCAGATGCTAACTTTGATAACCTGAACACTGAGGTTGGAACAAAACTGGCGACAGCTACATATACTGCTGCAGATGTTCTTACTAAAGTTAAAACAGTTGATGGTGTTGGTTCTGGATTAGATGCTGACTTACTAGATGGTTTAAATACTAGTAGTTCAGACACCAGCGGAAACTCTGTTGTTACTAGATCTTCTGGTAATTTTTCTGCAGGAACTATTACTGCTGCTTTAGTTGGTAATGTTACTGGTAATGTTACTGGTAATCTTACTGGAACTGTTACAGGTAATGCAACCAATGTTAGTGGAGTTATTGCAGTCAATAATGGTGGTACTGGTGCTACGACTGAATCTGCAGCAAGAACTGCTCTTGGTTTGGGAACCATGGCAACTCAAGCTGCAAACAATGTTACTATCACTGGTGGATCAGTAACTCTAACGAGCGCATTGGCGATTGCTTCTGGCGGTACTGCAGCGACTTCTACAACACAAGCGAGAACAAACTTAGGTTTAGTTATCGGTTCAGATATCCAACCATTCTCTAATAACTTAACGGCACTAGCTGCAGTAACTACTCATGGATTCTTCGTTAAAGATTCTGCAGGTACAGCAGTAACAAGAAGTATTGCAGCAGGAACTAATATTTCTGTCACTAATGGCGATGGTGTTTCTGGCAATCCAACGATTACTGGTTCATCAAGCCCATCTGTAGATTTTATTGTTAAGACTGGAGCCAATGGTTCTGGTGATATTGGACAATCTGCAAATAGATTTGCTATTATCTACGGTACGAGTACTTCTGCTCGTTATGCTGACTTGGCAGAAAAATATACAACTGATCAGGAATATGATCCAGGAACAGTTATCGTTGTAGCATCAGCTGGTGATGCCGAAGGTACTGCTTCCTATACTACTGGTCAAAGAGTACTCGGTGTTGTTTCTACAAACCCAGCATTTATCATGAACGATGAATTAGATGGACAAGCTATTGCACTTCGTGGTCGTGTTCCAGTTAAAGTTATTGGTCCAATCCGTAAAGGACAAGCACTAATCTGCAATCAAGACGGTAAGGGTATTTACGGTGATACAAGCAATAGTTTTGCTATCGCTTTAGAAACTAATGAAGAACAATCCGTTAAACTTGTTGAGTGTGTGATTCTATAATGACTGATTTAGAACACGAACAAGTATTTTTTGAGTTCGTGAAGCAACACGATTTATTACATCATGTAACATATTCTGAAGAACCAGTAGAAGGACAACGAGTTCTTGGTATCATAGTTGATGATTCTACGGCAATAAATCGTGCTGACGAAGATTATGTGCCTTACTATGCACCATATATGAAACCATTATTGGATAATCCAGATAATGTAATTATCGATCCAAACTGGGATAACATTTATCTTAACTTCATTGGATTAGATCATAACTTAGATTCTATTGAATATATTAAATCTTTAGTTGAATCTAAAACTAGAGAAGAAATTAGTCAAATAATTGTTGATTTAATTTTAAAGAAATTGGTGGCTTCCAACATTAATGCTAAAACAGTTTATGTTGTTATTAATTCTCGTTGGAATACCGAGTGGTTTGACGGAATAGTAGGAGTATAAATGGGAACCGCAACAAGGGAAATAAATCCAGATTCACTAACATTCACAGGAAGTGATGGACAGGCTGCTGAAATCTCTTCTCTTAGAACAGCTATTGCATCAGGACAAACAATCTATGCTAATGATTTAAACAGAATTGGCACTATGATTAATAATATGAATGGTCATTACCACACATATACAGATCAGTATCAAGCTGCAACATTTGGTAATACAGGCGACAGGGCAACTTATACTGAGAGTAAAAATACAAGTAGTATTGATGGAATACAAACTGTTGCTACTAATACCGCAGTAGGTGCATCTATTACAGCTGCTCGTCATAATGAACTCCAAAGTTCTATTTGTACTTTATTTAATCATAACCATCAAATAGATGACAGAACAGGATAAATAGTATTTTTACTATGAGTATATTATGTTCTCTCAGAAATTTTATTTAAACAATAGTTTCGACATCTCTAGAATAAACTGGGACAGTTATCAAGAAGGTAAACTGTCACATATTCATTCTAAAGTTATTAAAATGAGTACTGCTGTAGAGTTTGCAGCTTTGCCAGCAACAGTTTCCATTTTAAAACAAATCCCAGAATCACAACATGATTTAAGATCTAGCATCATTAAATGGGTGCATGATGAGAATAAACACGCATATGTATTAAATGAATATGCAAACAGATTTACTTCTGATTTATTATTGGACGCTGAGTTTGAAGAAATCGGTATTGATTTTACCGAGTCAGAACTTTGTGTTCCCGCATCTCTGGCTTTACATATGTGTACTGAACTATCAACAATTCGTTGGTATTCAAAAATGATAGATTGGTTTGAGGAGCCACTAATTAAATCTTTATATAAATCTCTTATTGTAGATGAATCTAATCATGCAAATATGTTTAAACATTTTGTGAAACAATTAACCACTAAAGAAAATATAAAAGAAGTTTTTACCGTGTTTCAAATGTTTATGACCAAGAGACATTTTATATCAATTAAAATGGTTTCTAGCACCAATATTGAAAAGAAAACTATACAGTCTAGATTACCAGATCCAGAATTATTTGATATATTTTTAAATGATATATTAAAGTATAATGACGAAGATATTAAATCTCTACACGACAAATTATTAAGTATTGCATCAGAAATATCTGGTGTTGAATTGCTAACTGTTAATGACTTGAAACAATTTAGGAAAGCATTATGAAACGAGTATTTTTATTACAGACAGATATAGGAATACCAGATCCATGGGATGATTCGCTAAACATGGCTAATATTAATATTAATCCAGGACTAGGATTTAGTAATAATGTTACTGCTTATAATAACTATATTTCCTTTTTTCAAAAAGTAGATAATAGGTTCTCAATCACTGGAGCGATATATCCAGAACATCATTTAATTTTGAAACGACCTTTTAGTGTTCATGATAGAGATACAGAAGTCCCTTTAAATTTTGATACTATCGCTGAGATAATGGATAAAACTAGAGATAATGTTGCATTACTTGGTGCATTATTACATGAAGATACACCAGAACAAAAAGATGTTATTTCAAAAACATCATGGTATCAAAGAACAGAAGATAAAATTGTAGATTTAGTTTCAGGTGATACTGTTGAAAACCCAAAAATGATTCCTTGGTTATTTTGCTATAAAGCCAAAGATCTACCTTTATACTACATCATCTTAAACCCACATTCAGTTCAATGTGTGGAAAATATTGAATCTCAATATAACAATAATTATGTTTACACAATTTCAAATCATCTAAAGAACTTAAACGAAACTGTATTTAAACCTAGAGTTAGTAAAAATGCAAGAATTATCGGTGAGAATAATATTATGGTTCGAGGAGAAGAATTTACCATAGAACCATTTAAAACTTGGTTTGTTGATAAACATCTACCAGAGTTTTTTAAAGATGCTACTGTTAAAATAGATACAAATTTTGATTATCGAATGGAAGGTAATAAGGTTATTGTCAATACCCTAAATAAACAACGAGGGTATATCGGTATTCGTTGGAATACAGGAACTATCATGGACATGGCACTTACTGCATCTAAGAATAGATTTTTCCGTGAATATATTGTCGATGTTATCGAATAGGAGATAAAATGGGTGTAGAAAATACAAGTGTAACAAATGGTGCTGGTGTCACCGAAAGCCCAGTTGCTCCCAAAGCAACTAATGACACAGTTACTGCTGATACATATCGTCAAATGCTTGATGTGTTAGAAGCATTAGCATCCCACAACCACATTTTTTATGATGATTATAACACTGTCTGCGAATGTCAGTGCCAGTGCGCATGTAGTCGTGGAACCGTATGAATGAACAACCAATTGTATGGATGAAAACGGAAGCGCAGAAGAAAAGATTTCAAGACCATAAAGCGTCTGTTTCTACTTCTGAAGATGGCAAACTGCATTTTGAAAGCCAAAATATTATAACCCCAAAGGGACTTGAGAAAACTAATAAGTTAATTTCAATCGTTCCGAAACCAGAGGAAACAATCGTTCCTCTATCATCTGTGTCTTATCTTTTCCAAGAGTTAAAACAGATGAATCTTATTCTAACAAATGCCTGCAACCTTTCTTGCAGCTACTGTTACGAACAACACAACAAAGACTTCGGTAGATTCACAAACGAAAGTCTTCTGTCAGCATATAGATTCCTTGTAGAAGCCAACAATCGCCAAAAGAAAGTATTCAACTTCTTTGGTGGAGAACCACTCATTCATAAAGATATTATTCTTGACTTTGTTCGTAAAAACGAAAAGGAATTGCAAGAGAATGCTCGTGGAGATTTTAATACTGTAGTTGGTATTGTTACAAATGGTATATTACTCACAAAACCATTAATTGATGAATTTCTTTCGTATGATTTTACCTACATTCTTATCTCATTAGATACAGATCGTAGTGAAGTTGATCATAGAGAAATTGGTCAGGATAAGATTGATCAATTAATGGAGCATATTCGATATATGCCCGATGCACCAAAGCAAGAAAAGCGAGTAACTATTCGTTGTACTCTTGCCAGAGAAAATGCACCATTCTTTACCGAGTTTGCCGACAATCTGTATGAACGAGGTATTCGTCGTATGGTGGTTCATCCTCTTGTCTTAGATTCCAGCAAAGGATTTATTCGTTGGAAAGATGAAGAGTGGTCTAAACTACATTCTGATATTCTCACAGTATTAGACAAATACGCTGATATGCAGATTCACTTCTCAGAAGGTGTTGGTCAGAAAGGTGAAGAGAACTGTATGATTGGTTCTGATATGATTGCCATTGACGCATCAGGAGATTTCTCTGGTTGCTATTTCTTTACGAATCAAAAAGCCAATTCTACTTCTGATACAATTCTTGGTAATCTATTTCATCGAAACATCTATATTGATAGGTATAAAACCTTCCAGAAAGAATATGCAAGAATGTTCGAGTTGGAAGAACAATGTCAGAAGTGCGATTACAAAAATGCTTGCTATCAATGTCCAGCTGGTAATCTAGATACAGGAACTAGAATGTTCCGTCCAGATGATATGTGCCAGAAGATTGTTAAACTGTATATTGATCTTCAGGAAGATATCTCGAAGAAACAGTTTAAGAAAAAGTATGAGGTTATCTGTAGTGCTCTTGAAGTAGAAGGAGAGAATATAACCTTTGCTAAAGCAATTAGTTATCTGATGTTTTTCTTTCACTTCAACTATCACCCAAAACTAGAAGTAGTGCATGACGGTATATACGAGATAGATGACTACAGAAAGATGTTGTTCTTATGGAAGAATATCATCAGCGGTGACGACATCGTCAATTATACTACTACTGACTTTGTAAGTCAAATAAAAAATGCCCTAACTGATGATACTTTAGAGATAGATGAGTTCTATTATTTTATTCTAAAGAGAGGTAATCTTGCTCCATCAAATAATAAAGTTGCAGCAGTAAGCCCATATCAAAGAGCATTCTTCTTATCTCTATTGCATATGATTATATTACAATCTATGCATAAGACATATGAAGGTACTTTTAGTGAGAGATTGATTCATGATACCAGTGAACTTCGTAAGCACTAGCCCACTATCTAAGATTAAACTAATTGTAATATATCTCGGTAACACTTGCAACTTTGATTGTGTTTATTGTGATAGAGGTTACATTGATTCTCTTGGTGGTCAAAACCTAAACAAACCAACATTGCTAGAAATGAAAGAATTTCTAGAGTGGGCAGAGCAACAACCCAACCCAATTGAGAGAATATCATTCCATGGTGGTGAACCACTCTTATTCATTAAAAGAATGGATGAGGTTATGGAATGGTTGTATCCTATTGCCAAAAGAAATAACTGGAAAGTTACTTTAACCACTAATGGCTCTTTAGTTAAAGAGTGTGAGTGGTTCTTTGAAAAGTATAAAGATGTTTTGTATACAACTGTCAGTTACGATTTTATGTATCAAAAACAGAATCGTGAAGAGTTTGATGTTTATGAGATGGCAGATGTATTGAATAGAACTTGCGAACAATGGCAGTGGCAGTTTGTTATTCCCATTGATGATCCAAAGTCATTCTCATTCGATAATATTAAAGAGATTGTAAATACTTGTTATAAAACTAAATGTAGAGTTATCAACATTATCCCTCTAAGACACAAACGAGGCAAGGATAAATTTGATGTTATAATTGATAGAGTAAATCTCCCCCAATTTTTAGAAGCATTTTTACAGTTTCTTCAAATACTTTACATTAAGAAACTAACTGTGTTTATTGATGGTTGCTACACTGATGTTGATAAGGCATACTTTGCTGAACACAATAAACTAATACTATCTCCAGATGGATTCATCTATCCTGAGTTTGATTTTCTTGAGTATAAAACTGAGAATGCTAGAATTGGTAATTGGAAACAAAAACAAATTTGGCGCAATCAAGGTGACGAAGGAAGAATACATGACTCTTGTCTGACTTGTGAGAAACGACCAAGCTGTGGATTAAAGTATCTTTATAAATTATTTGATGCACAACCAAAAGGTAGTTGCAGAGAGTTTTATACTTACATGGATTATGCCATTATGCATAACGCTAAGTTGAATCAAAAGAAAACAGTGCTTGAGTGGGTAGGGATAAAAAGTGATTTTGAGATTAATGAATGATAGATACTAATTACTGCTATAAAAAGTTAGGTGCTTCAACTCATATTGTATCGTTTTTTGAGAATCACCATACTAATTTTAACTATAATGATCATTATGGGTTTTCTGTTTATCAGCTTCCACTAGAACTAATACTACAAGAATCTATATTGCAAGATATAAATACCAAGCATAAAATTAAGAGTGGTGGTATTATAAAGATAGAACCGAACAGATGTTACAAATGGCACCAAGATGCAGTTCGAGGGGTTTGTGTTAATATGTTATTACAACACCACGATAGTTTTGTTCTATTTGGAAATACCGTTTCTGAAGATCAGATTGATATAACTCGCTTGGATTATAATATTGGTGAATTTTATCTGTTTAATAATCAGTGTATGCATACTGTTATTAACTTTACAGAAGCCAGATATATGTTCACATTAGAGTTTGAAGAAAACAAAAATAGTTTAACATACGAAAATTTTTATGAATAGAGATGACTTTGATAACTATACAAACTTAGCCGAATATTGGTTAAGGGAAGATGCATTGCGTTCTCTCGATTATGATTTATACTTTAGTCTTGGAACTAGGTACTACTGTGATGCAGGGTGCAAGGTTTGTTACATCAAAGATAACCTTACGCAAACTAAGAATCTTGCAATATTCCCAGACGATTTAGATACATTACATACTGAGTGGTTCAAATTCTTTGAGTACTTCGGAGTTGTGCGAACAAATGATGATATGTATTATCTTAAACATTCTCATCCAAAACAGTATGCCTGGTATTTAAAACATGGACATAATTTTGAATTGTGTATTACTGATAACGCAATCTTTAGAACTCTGCAATTAGAAGAACTAAAATTAAAAAGTATTGGCGATGTTTCAGTTAGCACTGATTTTATATCACAAGTTGGAACTGAAAAAGTTTTAACTGCAATCAAAGATCTTTATACTCGATATGGTGTTAGAAAGATTAAGTATATTGATTGTGGTCATCCAGAACTATTCAAAGAGATTATTGAATGGGCGAATAAACTAGAATTGCATAACTGTGTTCATCATGACTTTAGAACTAACAACAGAGAAATACTTAATCATGCATGGGCAGAGTATCAGAATACTTGGGTTACAAACGATGAGTCTGGCTTAATGCAAATCTATAGAGAATCTGTTCATTTGTATTATGATAGATTCTACTACTCATCAGATGATGCTAGTGATATTCTAGAAAATGAATTTTACTCTTTTACCAACTCCATAAATATAAATGAGTTCCTGTTTAATCTTATTGAAGGTAAACAGAAACGATACTGGGATCTAAGAAATAGACCAGTCGAAAAACAGTTTAGAGATTACTACAAATCAACACAAGAGTTTGTAGTGAATAAAGATTTTAATTTTATCCCAAGAACTATGTTTCCTTCTTCTGCCAAATTCTTTTATGAAATGGAAAAGAATGGCTGGATTCAAACTAAGTATGGATTAGTTAAACCAACAGATAAAATTGTGCCAATTATTGAAACGAGAGTATATCATGAATTACGCTAAATTTAAGTTAAAAGATTCTGGGAATGTTTTCTATTATAGAAATACTGATAATAGTTTGCATAACTCATCTGGTGAGATTTTATCTTTACCACCAAAAGAAGGTATGGAGTTTTTTGAGGAAGCCAATGCCAAGAACATATTTGGTGTTACTCATAAAATAAACAAACCAACGGCACTTCGTATTCTTCTTGGGCATGCGTGCAACTATTCGTGTGGATACTGCATGCAAAAAGATATCGGCAATCCAAATGAAAGACCAGAGAACTTCTGGCTCGAACCATTTATCGAGTCGATCAATAAAAACCTAGATTTAGAAAATCTAGAAAGAATTGAATTGTGGGGTGGTGAACCTTTCCTTTATTGGAATGATATGGTTCCCATCATGAAACATCTAGACCACCCCAACAGACACTTTTATATTTCTACAAATGGCTCTGCTTTAAGACAGAAACATGTGGACTTCTTTAAAACTCTGAAGTCTACCATTATGATGGGTATATCTCATGATGGTCCAGGACAAGAATCACTTCGTGGTGAAGACATTTTTATTAAAGAATCAGTTTGCAATACAGTTCGTCAGTTAGGTGAGATGTATCCAAGAGTTCAGTTTAGTTTTAATCCAGTGGTGTCTGCCACTAATTTTGATCTCTTTGAAATCAATGATTACTTTAAAGCAGTTGCCGATAAACTTGGGTTGCAACATGCTCGCATCTCCTTTGTTCCTGCTCGAATCTATGATGATTCAGATTCAGTAAACTCTGCAGACCATGTAATCAAAGGCGATCTCCTACCAAAGTTTAAAGAGGTAGTTAATTCTTATCTCAAAGCTGCAATTCAAGAAAGAAAAACTGGTGGAACTAGGATTCTAAACTCTAACATTGTAGATAACGATGTTGGTGTTTTAAAGTATGCATTACTGACTCGACATCAAATTCCAATCACCATGACTTCTAGTTGTGGTGCAGATTCTGCCGATATTCTTTCTATGGATATTAGAGGTAATGTTAGACTATGCCCACACACCTCAGAGAAGTTTACTGGTGGTCACATTAGTAAATTAAAAGATGTTAAAATTATAGGACTAACTCTAGAACGAAAAGACACTCACTGTGGTTCGTGTCAAGTAAAAAGATTGTGTAAGTCTAGCTGTCCAATTGATTTCCCAACGGAAGTCTTTTTACATAATTGCAGAGTTGAAAAAATATGGTTCTCCGCTATTCAGCAAAACTCGTTTGCTTTGTTATTCGGAGAAGAAGTCGAACTGTTGGAAACTGGCATAGATGAAAATAGATTTAAAGAAGATACAAGAACACCGATCCCAGCTTGAGAATCATTCATTATTAGTGACTAATATGATTCAGTCACAGGAAGACTTAAAACTCTTCATGGAGTATCATGTTTTTGCTGTATGGGATTTTATGAGTCTTTTAAAGACTATGCAACATAACATAGTTCCATCTGGAAATATCTGGCTTCCAACGGCAGGAACTCGATCGAATATCGCCAGAATGATTAATGAGATTGTTCTATGTGAAGAGTCTGATATTAGTCCAGATGGGAATAGTTCTATTAGTCACTTCGATCTCTATCTGCAAGCCATGCTAGAAATAGGTGCGGATACTACACCCATAAGAAACTACCTAGAATCTGTGGGTAAATTTAATGCTCATGTAGACTGTTCTCATTCTTCCCATATCGCCATGGATTTTGTTAATTCTACCTTTAAGGCTATAGATCGTGGAGTTCACTGTGCTGCAGCTTCGTTTTGTTATGGAAGGGAAACTGTTATTCCTTCTATGTTTAAACGGATCTTAAGACAGATAAATATATCCAATACAGATGCTCCAAAGTTCCATTATTACCTAGAAAGACACATTCAGGTAGATGGTGACGACCATGGACCAATGTCGGAAAACTTGGTGAATTATTTTTGTAAGGATGATCCTTTTCTAGTGTATGAAGCAGAGCAATCCGCCATCGATGCTATAAAGGCTAGGATTAGATTATTTGATGGTATAGAGAGTATTCTCTTATCTAACTAATCCTAAATAATAAATAAATTGTAAACCCATAGGAACAACCATAAATGGCTTCGATTACAACTAGAGAAACGGGAACTACTGGCACCAATGGTGTCACTAGGAAAAATCTTCCTCTTACAAACGCTGAGATTGATACTAACTTTATCAATCTAAATGACAACAAATTAGAGGCAAGTGCCTTTGCTTCTTATACTGGAACCACCAGTGTTGTTACATTAGGCACAGTTGCAACTGGTACTTGGAATGCAACGACTATTGGTACTACTAAAGGTGGTACTGGTCTAACCTCGTTCACTAATGGTGGAGCAGTTTACGCTACCAGTACTTCTGCTTTAACTACTGGAACTCTGCCTATCGCTTCTGGTGGCACTGCATCTACGACTGCCTCTGCAGCTAGAACTGCACTTGGTTTAGCCATTGGTACTGATGTTCAAGCGTATGACTCAGACTTAGCTGCAGTTGCTGGATTGACATCAACTGGTATTGTTGTAAGAACTGGCTCTGGAACCTTTACTGCTGGTGACACTTTAAGTGGTGTTAATTTACAATTAAACTCTCTTGGTGTTGGAACTGCAGCATCGGCAACTGCTGGTGAGATTAGAGCGACAAACGCAATTACTTCTTACTACTCTGACGAAAGATTAAAAGAAAATATTGAAGTTATAACAAATGCATTAGAAAAGGTAATGACTCTTCGTGGTGTTACATATAACTCTAATCAACTGGCAGAGTCTTTTGGTTACATGAATAAAGAAAAACAAGTTGGTGTTCTTGCTGGAGATGTTCAGAAAGTTTTACCTGAAGCAGTAAAACCAGCACCATTTGATTTAATTAGAATAGACGAAAATACAGAAATTTCTCGCTCAGGCGAAGATTATAAAACAGTTCAATACGAAAAATTAGTTCCGCTGTTAATTGAAGCGATAAAAGAACTAAATAACGAAATAGAGAAATTAAAGGGGGTTAAATAATGCCAAGTACAATTTTAGGCGAACACGCTACATCATTACCAGTAGGAACTACAGCCCAGAGACCAACTGGAGTGCAAGGGATGATTCGATATAATACTACGCTAGAACAATTAGAAATGTTTGATGGTGTTGATTGGCAGGTCGTTAAATCATCATTTACTGCAACTGGTGGCACTCTTTATGCTGCGGTTGGTGGATACAACTATCATAAATTTACATCTTCTGGAAATTTTGTAGTTTCTAAAGGAACGAAACAGGTAGAATATTTGATTTGCGCTGGTGGTGCTGCTGGTGGTCATAGGCATGCAGGTGGTGGTGGTGCTGGTGGTTTGACTGACGGATATGTTACTGTCTCTCCTCAAACTTATTCTATTGTTGTTGGAGCAGGTGGAGCAAAGAAAACAACACCTGATCAAGTCGAGTTCAATGGTCCCAGTGGAGCCAACTCTACAGGATTTGGAATAACGGCAATCGGTGGTGGCGGTGGTGGTGGTAACGGTGGTGCTGGTGTTTCTGGTGGATCAGGTGGTGGTCGTGGAGAGCAAGGTGGTGGAAATCCTGGTGGTGCTGGTACTGCTCGACGCGGTAATGCTGGTGGCGCACAAACTGGTGGTTACAATGGCGGTGGTGGTGGTGG